CGCATTATCAATAGATGTTCCATTATCAGTATCAATTCCATCTTTTGCAACATATAAAACATTAGGAGCAGAGTTAATACCAGATGCACTTCCACTAAGAGATACATTATCACCAATATAAATTGTCGAATTAGTAACAGTAACAACACCAACATTAAGTTGATTATTATCACCATCAATAGTTACAGATCCTCTACCTACTGTAAGAATACCAGTAATTCTAGCATCACCATCTACTATTAAAGTAGTAGATCCACTACCAACATAAACAGTTCCAATACCACTAGAAATAGTAGTAACACCACTCTGAACTATAATACCATCTCTAAAGGTACTGACTCCAATAGCATCGATATGTTTTACATCTTCAAAAGTAACTGTCCCAGCAGCAGAAATGTTACCAGTAAAATGACCATCCCCCTTAACCAGTAATTGATATGAGGAATCCGCAGTTGTTCCTATACCAACACTCTTAATAGTATGAATACCTACAGAATCAATAGCCCATGTTCCACCAACTCCTGCACCACCACCAAGATCATCACTAGAAATTCCTATCCAACCAGTTTGGATTCCAGCATAAATGAGTAATTTATTTCCACCAGTTTCTTGATCAAAAGTAACATCATCCAGATCCTTGATAAAGGCTGCACCACCTCCACCAATACTCCACAATTGTTCTTGAATTCTAGCTGTAAATAACTTATAACTCTTAGCTAATTTGGCTAAACTATCAAACTCTTGATCTATAGGAGTAAGAGGATCATCAGCTTGTTTGAGTTTGGGATCAGGACCAGAAACTACGGTTGACTCCTTTAGATTTTCTTGAGTTTTCTTTAACTCTTCAACAATCTTATATAACTCATTAATATTAATCCCTTGACTTCCAATTCTCTCATCCAATTGAGATACTTCTTCTCCCAAATTCTGGATATCTTTATCATAATATTTTACTTCAGGAAGATTTGAAATGTCCTCTTTTACTTCATTAAAATACTCAGTAAGAGCTGAAGTAATAGTATTTTGGGATTCTATATTTGTATCATTTAATTCCTTTAAATCCTTTTCTAATTTTTGCTTTAACTTGTTATTTTCCCCAAGTAACTGCTTCTTTAACTTTCTATCATCATCTTTAAAGGTATTATGATGTTCCCAAACCCTTACAGAATATTCCTTTAATTCCTCATAAATCTTATCCTTAGATTCTTCTAAATTTTTAGTTAACTCATTAAGATCTACCTTATTCTCAAATAATTTGACCTCAATAGATTCTGCAATATCACTAACTTCATCAGTAATCCTATCTTGAATACTATTCAAATTATCCTGGACTTTAACAAAGTCATCATCAATGACGCTAAAAGTTTTACCAATCCAAGAGAAATCGGGAACTTCATTAACCTCATTAACCCACTTGGGGAAAACAGGAATACTATCTACTACTTCCTGGATATGAACCTTTAATGATTCAATATCCTCCTCATAATACTTTACTTCAGGAAGACTTTGAATGTCTTTCTTAATATTATCGATTCTAGTTTGAATAAAACTTATATCTTCTTCATAGTACCTAACTTCTGGTACTTCTGGAATATCTCCTCTTACATCCTCAATATCTTTCTTTAAAGAAGATATATCCTCGTCATAATATTTTACTTCTGGAATACCATCCTGAACTTGTCCAATGTATTCGGTAAGTTTTTCTAATTCCTCATCATAATACTTAATCTCAGGAATATCTGGAATATCCTTACGAACAGAATTAATCAGACGTAATACTTCTGTAAGATCACCTGTTTGTTGATCAGGTTCTTCTATTGTCTCTTCTACAATTTCTTCTACTTCTTCTTTCTTTTCTACAAATTCTTCTACAGAAGGCAACCCTTCTTCTGTGATAAAGTCACTAATAGACGGTAACTCATCCTGATTATCTCTATAATCCTCTATTGAGGGCAAGTTGTCATTAATATCCGACATTTCTAGTCTATTAGTGATATAATACTATGGGATTTCTCTCCCTCAATCTATTTAGACGGAATATTGTTCTTCAACAATTTTTGCAATTCTGCTGTAGATCCAACAAACAATGCGTTATTGACAGTTGTAGGAGATTTAGATTCCTTCTCCTCATTAACATCCTTTACCTTCTTCTGAAGATCCATCAACTTATCAGTTGCATCAGATACACTCTTGATTAACTGACCTGCAACCTCATATGCTCTTGGCATCTCACTCTCTTGAGCAAGTTCTAAAATGCCATTAATTGCTTCTTGTCCTTTTTCAATTATACTATAAAGATTACCTCTAGTATATTCATAATCTTTTGTAATATCATCCTTGGTTAGTCTGTCAGGTTTTTCCCTATCAACACCAACAACCACTGCACTCTCATCTACTGTAATCTCAGTAGGAGTAATGTTAAATTCATCATTTAATGACATATATTATACCTAGAATGTATTTCCATCAAATCCAAAATCATCACCAAACTGAATTAGAGCACTGTCTACCCCAACTCCATCTGCATTATCCGTATAATCAATACCAAGAACCTTGGCACCAAGTACATGATTTTGAACTGTAGTATTGTCTTGACCTCTCTTCACTGATAGTTTATTACCAGTGACAGCTTCCACATACATCTCCTCAGTACCAACATAGATGTACTTCTCTGCCTTAACAGCTGTTCCATCATCAACCTCAATAATCTCATCTGTAAGATTAACATTCTCAGCAAGGAGTGTTACAATATCACCAGTGTAATCCTTAGTGGCCCTAGGAAGAACTTGATATGTAAGATCTCTAGAAGGTGAAGAACCAGGTGCCTTGGAACCAGCAACATAACCAATAGAAACCTTCTTGATAATATCTCCACTGATATCGGAAATAGGTCCAAAAATGTATGTTTTAGCAGTAAAGCTGAATGTATAGATAAGAGCTCTTCTTGTATCAAAGTTACCTTCATAATCATCTTCCATAGTGATGTTATCCAATTGAATAGGAACATCTCTTTTCTCTTTCAAGTTACCAAGAAAGTTAATAGGAAGATTATAAGCTGGTTGGAAATAAGGAAGAATCTGTTCAGTAATCTGAAGCATATCATCATTGACTTTAGTCATGACGGCTAGCTCAAACCTCATATTATAAGGTACTGGCATATACACCCTTCTCACTTCATTACCACTAGGATCTTGAGTGACAATTGACTGTGTTTGAGTTGACTTCCTACTTGGGTCATATTGCAATCCCAAAAATTCAAATGACATTCTAGGAAGAGTCATCTGTGTAGGAGCATTCAAATCAGCTTCCTGCTGCATTCTAGCAAGAAACTTTTGAGTTGGTCCATAGGCTAAAGGAACTCTAATATCTCCAGAATCCTTCTTTACCTGAATACCATTAAATAAGGTCCCAAATCCAATAATAACGGATCTAAAGATCTCATTATAGAAATACTCAAACATTAATCTATACCTTTACTATACACTATTTAACAAATTATTAAGGCATCCCAAAAGGATTAGTCTCCGTGAAGTCCAGAATAGAATCTCCCTGAGTTTCAATATTTGCATTATCTGCAAATGGAGTAGTAGTTAAAGTTTCCTCAACATTTGTTCTAGAAGTATCATAAGTATTGGTTGAACCAATAACATAGACAGCTCCAGATTCTCCACCAAGAACTTGTTCCCCTCTAAGGAAGGTTCCATCAACAGTAGCTATAGACAACTTACTACCAACAACATTCCATTTTCTAACTCTAGCAGTGGTGCCAGAAGTTTGGCCAGTAACTACCTCATTATAGATATATGACCCTGTTCCAATTCCTGTAGCTCCAGGAGCATCAATAGTAACAGTTGGGTTTCCAGTATATCCAATACCACCATAAGTTACATAGAAAGCTGTAACAATACCAGAAGCATTGATAGCTGCATAACCAGTAGCACTATTAATACCACTAGGTGGAGCACTAAATGTGACTGCAGGACTTGTAGTATATCCAGACCCTTGACCAGTTAGTGTTACAACTCCTACAGTGCCTGTGGATATTCCTGCTGTCGCAGCAGCCCCAACTCCACCACCACTTTGAGTTCCAATACCTATTGTAATCCAAGGAGCAACTGTATATCCACAACCAGAGTTAGTTATATAAATGTGTTGAATCTTGCCACCTTCTTGAGTACCATCACAGTTAATAAATGTCTGGTTAATTGAAGCAATACCAGTAGCAGTTATTCCACCTGATGGAGCAGAAGAGAATCCTATAACGGGTTGGGAAGTATACCCATTACCCATATTACTCATATAAATCTTATTAACACCACCACTTGCACAATAAGAAGCACTTGCAGTTGCCTGTGTAGCAGCTCCTATAAGTGACAAGGTTTGAATGTGACCTACCTGTTCAATTTCATCATCAATAGCTTCAATACCAGTATCAATAACCTCATCCTCATAACGGAAGAGTTCACATCTCAGTTGATAAACATAATTTTTCTTTAGCTGATAGAATGGTTGTTCATGCTCAACATACTTAATTTCAAACAACCTATCACCCAATGGGAAGTAAATGATATCCCCTTCTTTAGGACGCTCATATAACTCCACCTTAGGAGTATTCTTCATCAAAGGAGCAATATAACTTTCATATCTGTCTCTTGAAATAATCAGAGTAAGATCGTCTTGTTCTTGAATACCAAACTTTGAAAGAATAGTTCCTTGACCACCATATCCTTCATAGTTATCTACATATGCTTCAATAGGATAAGCATCATCAAAAGTTGATTCTATAACTTCTTTAATAACACTATTAGTAGTTATATATTTTCTGGGGATATAATAGACCTCCACTCCATACATCTGAATCTGCTCATTAATGAGAGATTGAAGGAGGTTTTGTTCGCTTTTAGAACCTTGAAGAAAGTAAGAATTGAGTACCATGTCTTACCTCAACCAATAAGGTCCAAAGGTGGAAGTTCATAAGTGCTGAGCATAGATGCTCTAATATCTTGTATCTCTTTTTCAGCATCATCATATATTTGTCTTCCATTAAATTCAATACCACCAGGAAGTTTAACCCCAGTAAATTTAATCAAATTCATGCCCCATTGCCTCTTCATTAAAGCAGTTCCATATCTCTTAAGAAAGAAATCATTCCAAACACCTGTGAAAGAATTTCCATCTAAAGCTCTCCAACAATCAATAATAATATACTCACCAACTCTCACTTCTGGCCATCTCACATCAATATAGAGCTTATCCATTCTCTGATTAAATCTAATCTGCTTATGAGTATTGAGAAGGAAATTCATAGTTTCCAAATACGTCATAGCCATAGAATAACTCAATAAATCCGTAGTTCCCCAATAATAGACATCGTTCAAGAATAGCTGATATTTAAAGCTAAACATATTATTACTATTAATTGATGAAGACTCATCAAATTGGAAAATCTTATTGACTCCAATGATATCGGATGGTATAGGAAGATAATTACTATTCTCCTCAAAGCTAAACTGGGTAGTAACACCAACAGTCTTATCAACTGTTGTGGTGGTTATGCCAGCAGGATTATCTGAGTTAGCCTTACCTCTATCAATATCTTCTTGAGTAATCTTATACTTTAGATAGGTTTGTGCTACACCATCATAATGTCTCTCATGCCAAAACTGTAAAGCATCATCAATTAAGTCTTCACATTGCTCCTCAGAAATATTAATTTCCAGCACAGGAGCCCCCAATTGCCTAAGGCAATAGTTTTTAAATTCCTCTCGTGAAGCAGGCTGTGCCATGTTATACTAGTATTATTTTTATATTTATGGTGATGAAGATACTCCTCCTTGTACCAAGATATTTCCTTCAGCTATTCTATAAATGGTAGATCCAGAACCAACCAAAACATCATACCAATATCTTCCTTCCTTCAAATTTCTAGTTTGAGTGGAACCCAAAGAAATATCAAATTCACCACCCACAGCACTAGTAAAACCAACTGTAAAGGTGGCATTAGGATAAACTGTAGATCCAACAGATACTGATTTAGTCATCTGTGAAGATCCACTATAACCAGTAAAATTATAATTATTCTTATTCGGACTTAGAACTTTAAAACTAGATTTAAAATCTGCTCCAGCATTAATAGTTAAATTAACACCATAGGCGACCCCAGAATCTGGATCAAAAGTAATAGTATTATTAGCCATGTTACTTATCTATTAATGTTTGAATCATACTCTTAATATCACCAATTTCATTCTCTAACTTATCAATCCTTTCTTTATCAGAAAGAAGTTTATCTCTATTAGCCACATATGCTTGATAATCTTGATTGTTTTTATTGATGATAGCTTGTGAGTTACTATCTCTATAAAAACCATCATGATCCTTGACTTTAATTAATGCCATTATGCTAGGGCTATGGATCTGAGGTTTCTAATTTGAGGCGGGAATGTCTGATTTGTACTTGTGCCAATAATCTTAATCCTAAAGGTATTGAAAGGACTGAGATCAACAGCTGTAAACCTATATTCTTTAAAGAAATTCAAAGAAGGATTAGGATCTAAAATATCAGTCTTAGCTATCTCACGATCAGATGAACCATCACTTCCTGAAGTACTCAGAATAACTCCTTCTCTTGTAGGATCCTGATTAGAAAATCCAGGGAAGGGGACAAATACACACTCACCAACACCACCTGTTTGATCAAGAGCGTAGAATACTCTTACATCATTATAGAGGTTAATATAAGCTTCTAAGTAAACCTGTAAGGAAGTGGCTGGATTCTCCAGAGAAACATTCTTAGTTACATAGAAGAATCTATTTGGATCATCTGTAACAGTCTTAACTTCAAAGTTTGTATCCCAATTTGTTATAGGAGAATTAATTCTATTTGAAATGAATACAACTGATGCTTGATCAAGATCAACAGCTGGAGACAATCTTGAATCTTCTGAAACAAGATTCAAATTCATAGTCAAAGATTTGTTAGCTGGCAAATCTCCAAGTAATGAATCCTCATTAGGCTTAGAAGCAACAATTCTAGTACTATCAAAATAGTTTTCTTGCCTCAATGACAGTTTGATGAATCCCTTATCCACAAATGGTGCTTCTATACCACTAATACTCTTACCAGCAGTTGTTCTCATAGAAGAGTAAATAACTGTTCCAGTAGGTGCTATACTATTAAAGTTAGGGACACAAATGTCAAAAGGAATGTTATAAGTTCCTTTTGCTCCATTACCTAGATTACTTTGATTCCTATTGAAATGAAGTTCTGGGAACAATCCAGCACTTGATCTATTAGTTCCAG